AAATCAGCTGACTATGCAAATCTTGACGGTTGCAAAACCGCAGAAGATTGTTACAACTGCCAAGGCTGCGGATATACTATTGATTACAACGAAAACGATTTTGTAAACGTAACTGAATTTTAAATTAAAAAAGGAGTTTTAACTATGGCAAGATATGATTATCAAGAATTAAGAGAAAAATTAAATGGCAAACACACACAAGATGATGTCAACGCTCTAGGCGAATGGCTATCGCAATACGGAGATGACAGCTGGAACGGTGAATATTACGATGCTGACGGTTTAAAAATTTTTCCAGTTTACAATCAAATCAGCGAGGATGAATTTGATTTAGTGGGCTATGAAATTAAATAAAAACACCCCTCACTTACCAATTCAAGGTAGGTGAGGGGATTTTTTCTGCAAGTTAAGAGCAAGTTAAATTTTTCAGTATTCATCAGCAAAATTGCAATTTTAAAATAAATTTACTGATTTTCTGCAAGTTAAACCAACAGCGCATAGAATGTGTTTTGACCCGCTATGCCGTCAGCGGTGAGTTTCTTCCTTGTCTGAAAACTCTTTACCGCTGCTGTGGTTTTTGCTCCAAATTCGCCATCAAAGCCGCCTGTATCATATCCATTGCAGATAAGTGCAGCTTGCAAAAAACAAACGTACATTCCGCTTGCACCTTGCTTGACATTGCGTATAGCCGCTTTGGTTTTAGCACCCATAACACCGTCAACCGTGAGCTTTGCAGAATATGTCTTGTTAAGATATGTCTGTAGTGCTTTTACAATTGCCTTTTTGGTCTGAGCGCCATATATGCCGTCAACGGTTAATTTAGTGCTGTAGTTTTTATTTAACCACGTCTGAACCGTTTTGATTTTACTGTTACTGCTTGAGGTTGATGTTGATGAAGTTGTTGCAGATGTCGCATATTTTGGGCGGCAGCAAGCAGAAATATTTGACTTGTTTCGTGTCTTAATTTGAAAGTCGTCACACTCAGTACCGCCGTTATTTGCACCAATTGTTGTAATTGTGTTAGTGCCAACCGCTGTACATATTTCCACGTGGTCAAATGTTTTATAGCCTGCCGCTCTCAATTTTGAGTTATATGTAGTAGTTGCACCGCTCCAAGAGAAAATAACAAGGTCACCAACTTTTACCTCGCTGGGCTTATATAGCTGACCTGCATTGTAAAAATTAAGAGCAAGCTGACCGCAAGAGGCAGTCTTGCCGTTCGGTATCATACTCAATGCCCCTGCTTTGTTAAACAAATACATCTGACCTGCACAGCAGCAAGCCTCTGCATTTACAGTTGTGCTAAAGCCGCCGTACCACTTCATAATGTCACAGCCTGCTCCCTCATCTTTGCCGACAAGAGATTTTGCTGTGCTAATAATTTTTTCTACTGTTACAGTTGCCATTAATTATACCTCACTTTCTAAATTCATCACAGCCGCCACACCTGCCGAAACAGCCGAAACTGCAAAGCTAATCAAAATAGGCTTTAATGCACCCCAATTTGAATAATCAATACCAGTTGCATATGTGCCTATGTTGACTACAATGCAGCCAATTGCCGCTTGAATGAATGTTCTGACCGATTTTTTGATTGTGTTTTTGGTGATTTTCATATTAAAACTCCTTTCAGCCTAAAAATATTCCTATAGCATAGCCGATTAAGCCTGTTACAATTGCGCCGCCTGCAATTCTCAGCCAATATATAATGCTATCCGCCTTGCTTTTTTCCAGCTTGTCAATCTTTTCTCCCTGCCTTTGCTGTTCTTCTGCCATAGTTTTCATACTCTGAGCGAGCCTGTCAACCGACCGCACAAGCTGATTTGCATTTTCCTGCTGCACTTCAAGCTTGTCAATTCTATGCTGTGCGGACTTGATTTTTTGGTCTTGTTCAGTCAACTTGATAGCGATTTCTTCATTCGTCATTTAATTTCCCTCACTTTACACAGTCGGTTCATCTCCCCAAACGGCTATTACTGCGTTGTAATATTCTGACGGTAGTGCTGATTTCAACAGCTTTCTGCCCTCATCTGAATTTTCATATGCGTTTCTTATGTTGCTGCCAACCTGAGTTTCAGTGTCGTCAAGAGTTATGAACCTTTGCTTTAGCACTGACACACTATCAGAGGTTAGCATATCAAGTGTGATTTTTTCTGTTATTTCCATAATTTACCTCCTATGCTATTTTATAAACGAATGCTGCTGTGATTGAGTCGCCTGCTTCGAGTGACGATGCAATTTTAATATTGCTCGAATTGTAGGCTGTCACGGCATATTTGTTCTGATACCCTGAGGTTACAAAAAGCTGCCGTATGCCGCTGTATTTTGACACATAGGGCAATCCGCTGAGTGTCAGCTTATTTGCCGCCACAGCTGTTGATGTGGAGATTTTGAGCTGAACAAAGCAGAAATCACCGACCCTTTGATATGCAAATTCATTCGTGCTTAGCGTTGTAATATTTTCATCATAGCTAAATACACCAACACCGCTCTCAACATTTGAACTGTCGTATTTGCCGTTAATCTCATTTTGCAAAGCTAGTGTAAGATGAGCTTTTGCTATTTGCTCTGTGGCAATTTCATCTGAACCTACTGCGTTATCGTCAATGTGCTCTCTGTCAATATAAAAGTCGTCTTTGAGCTTTTCGAGCGTGATTGATTTGTCTGCAATATTATCTGTGTCAACTGCTCCTGCTGTATTGCTTAGTCCATCCGTAATGCCATAACCCTCAAGCGTTGTCGCTTTATCAGCTTTTGAAGATAAAGCGTTATTGATTTTGTCATCAATATTATTCACGTTATTGTCGTAAATTAACTTTCCGTTTGCATAGTCCCAACAGAAGACCTCGTGCTTTTGCATATATCTGTTCGTATCTCTGCCAACACGATACATTTTGATGTATTTTGCTGTTGTATCAAAACCGATAATTGTAAAACAATCCTGAGATTTTGTGCCTACAACCGGCATTGATTCTGTTGTAATGCCAGAACAAGAGGCGCAATCAAGGTTAATGTCAAGCTGCCTATTATCATCAGTTAACACACCAACTGCATCTTGATGATAATGCCCTGACAACCAGCAAATAAATTCGCCGCCATTGTCTATAAACTCAGACACAATGCCTACTGCTTTGGCGGTAGTTGGTGTTTGCCTTTCATACGGACGGGGAACGCACCAAGTTGTACCTATGCTGTCTGTTTTGCCGAGTGGGTAATGATAACCACAAACAACCCCGTAGCCCAGCGATTTGGCATTATCAAGCTCAGTTTTAAACCACTCAACTTGTGCATCTGAAAAATGCATACAGTCAAGAGCAAACAACCTAACTTTATAATCAGCGTAATCTTTGAAATAATAGCAAGCACCGTAATGTTTCGAGTTGTTAACATCAACCCCGTCAGGCTGTGTTACGTGCCAATCTGAAACGAAAGGAGCTATGAATTTGTCATAGCACATTTTTTGAGGAACAATATACGTTGTTGCTCCGTTCCACGCAGGCTCATTGCCCTCATATGTATTTTTTGTAAATACGTCGTGATTGCCGAGAGTAACCATAATTCGACCACAACCGCAATTTCCCCAAAAATCGTAGTTATCATCAAATTGACTACCTACCATATCGCCTGTGCAAATAGCACTGTCAATATAGTCAGCATAATCAGCATAAAAATCAGATATTCTTTTTGCATTTACTGAGTTATTATGTATATCTGTAAAATGCAGCAATGTTAAAATATCTTCTTGTGAATCTGTTTTTTGCCAAGATTCACAGTGACCCATTGTGAGCTGATTTAGGTTATTGGTGATGTTTGGATTATCGTTCAAAGCCTCTATTGATGTTGTATCGGACAGTTGATTTACAATTTTGGGAATGGTTGTGCAGTCAACTTTAACTCCGCTGGAGCTGGATGTGTCAATATCCAAATTTTCAATACGTATATGGCAACTAACATAACCATTTTTCGTATCTTCCATATTCTGAGTCGGATAAAATAAAATATACTTTGCAGTTGAATAATCTGAGCTAGATAAATCAACTTCCCATCTCTCTTTTAGAGTGGCATCCTGTGTACAGTCTTTAGTAAGATATTTGCCATCGATACTGTCAGATTTAGCAAATCTAATTCTTAATGTTGCTTTTTCTGTCGCAGTATCAGATATTGCAGACATTTTTATATTTGTTACTGAAATGGCTATATTTTTTACGTTTTCCCACTTATCACCCTCAATTGCAATTATAATTGTTGGTCTAGTATCACCGACTTTAATATAGTCCGCATCTGTAATTATATTACTGACTTTTTCTTCTGACGGATAAATCTTATCAAATGCATCTTGGGCTTTTGAGTCTGCAAAATATCCGTATTGTGCAAGGTCTGCTATAGTACTACGGTCTGCGCTTGTTGCATTGTCAGCTTTAGAATTAATATGTTCTAATAGACTGTTATACGTGCCTCTAGCGGCTGCTACCTCCTCGAGTATTTCAGCTGTTGTTCCAAGCGAATTTTCTGTGATATATGCGTTATCGCTAATAGATGATGTAACTCTAACTTTAAAGGCAATTGGTGTAGTCAAAACATTTTCATTTTCATCTTTTATTTGAATTTCAACTAGCATTATGCCGCTACGCTTTTGAATTTCAGCAGAATCAATCGCAACCTTAACGCAATTATTTTCTACATCGCAACTCACATTTTCAGCAACAAGAAATCCATCTATAACAAATGTTGCTGTAGCTGAATTTCCTGTGATGTCAATTACTTGTGAATTTGCATATAAATAGACATCAACAAATCGAGTGCCGCTATCTTTTGTATTACAAATCGCTTGAATAGTCTGAGCTTTGCGGTCATTTATGTCTATTTTAATGCTTTGACGTGGAATATCCATTTTATCATCTCCTTGTTTTTGTTAAAAAGTCATATAGACTGATATTGCTTTCTCCAACTTCAATTAATGTATAGCGTTCAAGAATGCTATCATATATTACTTTTGTAATTTTTGATTTAATTGCAGATTTGCCTCTGCCAAAACAAACTGTTACAGTATCACAAAGTCTAATATCTTGCAATTTGTCAAGTTCTGGGTCATAAGTAATTTTTATGTTAACGCTTGATGATGGGTGTCCGCCAAAGATAATTTTTTCATTTGAAAAATACCCTAGCCAGCTTTGAATTTCCTCTAGTTCGTTAGCACTTGCGTTTGATGATACATCATACCTATAATCTTGTCCAAGCACTTCTAACACTTTTTCAGTAAAATCATATAGTTTAATTTTTGGAAAGTATTTTTCAACGTCTTTAACAGTAATTGTTGCCGGGCCTGAAACGCTAACTTTGTTTCCATTTGTATCTGTTAGAATAGCATACCCAATATAATGCGTATAAGCTGTGTCATTTAAGATAGTTTGATTATAATCTGACATATTTTTGCCAAATAAAATTTTTACTCCTCTGTCTGCTCCACGATTTTCAAGTAATTCAATTTTAAAGTTATCATAGTGAAATTCCCCTCCAAAGAGGTCTAAAACACTTCCATCAGTACCTGCTAAAATTTCGCCAAGTTTCATAGTTTGAAAGTTGGTACTTTCGATTTCTTTGCTTTCACTTATGTCACTATCGAATGTGAAAATATTGCTATCATTTAACGTATCGTCTAATAAATAATCTACAATTTGTTTTGGGGTCATAGCTGACCATTTCCCAACGGTTTCTATACCATTTTCAAGTACATTCTGCAACCCTAAAAATTTAATATGATTTGCATTTATAGTAATTGTTCCATTAGCGCTCTGAATTATCTCATTAATTTCAAAAAGTTGAAGGGAGTCATACTGATTTGCTTTAGTTTTAATAAACATTCCAACCATTACCACATCAGCGAGAACATCCGATGACGCAATTTCCATTGTTAAGTTATATTCACCGTTCCGCACTTCTGTGACTTCACATTTTGAGCAAGTGTCAAAAAATCCATACCCATTATTGTTATAAGCGTTTATATCTACAACAGCATCATATAATCGTGGTAACATTTTTATAATCGCCTCCATCGGGGAGTTATTTCAGCTTTTTCAAAGGAGCTTGATTTATTATTTTCATAAAAAATAATTGTATTTTCGCCTTTTGAAAAAACAGGAGGATAATTGAAATTAACATTCTTATTATATGAAATTCCATTTTTACTAACATTACCCGATTCACAATCAAGCTCAATGAATTCGTCAATTCCACTAAAGATGTAATAAGAATTATTGTTATAACTTAAACTTATATCACCTTTGCCATATATTTTGATTAATGGTTCAGATGTGTAAATTTCAGGATTTAGTAATGTATAAATCTTCTTGACTGAATTAATATCAATTTTTTCGTTGCCTAAATCAGAAAACCAATAAGGCTTTCTGTTAAATGTGATTGTAGTGTCTAGTCCTAAAAATAGATTATTTGCTACTTCACTAATGTTTGTACAGATAGCCTCGCAAAAGTACCCTTCATTCCAGCTGTCTTTCAAAATTTTATATTCACCGTCAAACGGTGAGAGCCAGTCAATTAATTCTTGCACAAGTCTAAAACTGTTGCCAGCTCCCACCAAATGAGGGATAGAATTGATTTGATATGACATTTCCACATTTTCATATCGCTGATTGTCAACAATTACGTCACCGCTATGCCCTAAAACAGATTTAAAACTGAAACTGCGTTTGGCTACAGAATATGTAGGACGTGTTTTGATAGCAAATCCCAATTCATTAAGAGATTGTCCGTTATAAATTAAATCATTCATTAACCCCAAGCCATTCCTTTCATAGCGATTTTTGAGCCGAGCATTGATAAAATATCATCCGTGAATTTGTCTGTGTCATAGCTATTTGCCAAAGTCACACCGCCAAATTCAAGCGTGATGTTCGGTGAATTGTTAATTGTGCTGACGGCTGTTGTAGCAGGCTGCATCGAATTGCCGTTGCTAATCATATTTACATTTGCATTAAATCCATCCAAATTTGATAAATTATTTTTAAATTGCAAAACGCTATTCTCTGAAATGTCATTTACACTTTCAGAAACATCTGCAATTGATTTTTTAACATCATCTGAATTATCATCAATACCAATAGACCAGCCAAGCATTAAATTTTTGCCCAGTTCATCACGAAAAAGCCTTGAAGGTGAGTGAATTCCAAAAAATCCAGTAATATTACCCCATAGCTCTTCACAAAATCCGCTGATACAATCCCATAGCCAAGCAGCACCGTCACAAATGCCCTGCCATAGTCCGGCAAGTATATTTCCTCCTACTCCTGCCATTTTTCCATATAAATTGCTAAATCCTTCTATAATACCAGCTATAATTTCAGGTATATGCTTTACTATACCTGTAATAATTTTTGGTGTGTTTTGAATAATTGCGACGAATAACTTAATGCCAGCCTCAACGAGTTTTGGCAACGCATCAAGCAGACCTGATATAATTCCGTCTATAATAGCTGGTAACGCATCAACGATTGAAACAATAATATCAGGTAAAGCATTGATTAATGCCAAAAAGAGCTGAATACCAGCATCTATGACTTGAGGAATTGCTCCTAAAATTCCTGAGATTATATTTTTAATAATCTCAGGCAAAGCATTAACTATCGTTTGAATGATTTGAGGTAGAGCACCAATTAATCCAGTCAATAATTGAACTCCCGCACTATTTATTTGAGGTAACGCTGAAAGCAATCCAGTTAAAATGCTGTTAATGATGCTAGGCAAAGCCTCAACAATAATCGGAACAATCGTAGGTATTGCAGCTGCAATAGCCTGAAACATTTGAACAATAGCATTTATAATCTGCGGAATAGCTGTAATTAATCCATTAATAATATTTGTTAATAATGGTGGTAAAAGGTCAAGTAATGAAGATGTTATATTTGGTATCATCGTACACAAAGATTCTATTATTTTTTGTATGCCTTCCATTATTGTGCTCGAAAATGTAGGCAGATTGTTTTTTATAGAATCAATAATAGTTAATAGCAATGAGCCAACTACGTTTATAATGCTATCAGTTGATGACAATAATCCATCAGCAATAGATGTTATTATTAACATTGCTGAATTTGCAATACTGTCGCCATTTTTTGTTAATCCATCACAAAGAGATGTTATTAATTTAGTGCCCATATCGATAATTTTGGGTGCATATACACCTATTTCATCTACAATGTCTGCAAGTACATCACCAAAAGCTCCGACTAATCCATCAATACCGCCCTCTGATAAAGCAGTACTGAGCGTTTCAATCATTCCATTTCCGTCTTTCATAATATCTTTTAACGGTTCTTGAATGTATTCATACGCAGCAGACGCTAAATTTTTTGAGCCTTCAACAAATTTATTTTTTTGAGCTGAAAAAGTATCTTGCATAGTTTCAAATGCTTCTGTAACAACGTCAGTAGATGTTGACATTGCATTTAAATCCGTTGAATATGTAGATAGCGAATCGCCTGTGATTGTCAAGGCTGCATTTACAGCTTCTGTGCTTGACATCATTTCATATAGTGATTGTCCGTTACTTTCAGCATAATCTCTAACCATTTGCATAATTTGAGCTACATTGTAGCCTTTATCTTGCAATTCTGAAAAAGAAAGAGATTGTCCTGTGGTTGCTTCCGCTGCAAGTTTTACATTTTCATATAAATCCGAGCTTGTATCAGATAATTCTGAATATAAAGTTTTTAATTGAGTGCACGCTGTTTCGGTTTTAACACCTTTTGCAGTCATTACCGATAGTGCTGCACCTACTTCTTGAAAAGACACCCCCAGTGCTGTTGCTGTTGGAGTTACTTTTGAAATATTACTTGCCAAGTCGCCTACAGTAGTTTTGCCGAGATTTTGAGTCTGAATCATAACCTTAGCAGCATCTTCAGCAGATAATAATTCAGAGCCATAAGCGTTTACAGCTGACGATAAGCCGTCAACGGCTGTATCAACATCTGTAAATCCACCAACAGCTAATTTTGATGCGAGGTTTAAATAATCAAGTGTATCTGCTGTATCAACACCGGCAGATAACGCAGAATACATAGCTTCTGATAATGTAGTCGAGGCGATACCAGTGTTAGTTGATAAATCAAGTATTCCTGATGACAAATCTTGCAATGAAACTTCATTTGTATCAGCAAGAGTTTGAACCTTTGCCATTGACTCTTCAAATTCACTACCATAATTAATAATTGCCGCTCCAGCAGCAGATATTGTTCCTGCTGCAGCTGTAAAAATGGTTACCAGCCCTTTAGCAGATGCTTTTGCAACGTCAAGACCGTTTGAGGCAAGAGATTTTGCTGATTTTTTAAGACTGTCAAATTTAGATTCTGAGTCTGAGGCATTTTTGCCCATAGTCTTTAAATCTTTTCCGGTATCTTCTGCTTCATCGCCTGTGCCTTCAATTTTTTTCTGTGTGTCTTGAGATTGTTCCTCAAGATTTTTCATTTTAGATTCTGAGTCTGAGGCAATATTGCCCATAGTTTTTAAATCTTTTCCGGTATCTTCTGCTTCATCGCCTGTGCCGTCAATTTTTTTCTGCGTGTCTTGAGATTGTTCCTCAAGGCTTTTCATTCTTGTTTTACAATACTCAACTTCACGCTGAAAAGCTCTGTATTTATCAGCTCCAAGGTCGCCATTTTCAAAAGCCTTTTCAACATCGCCTTGAACACTCTCTAGCTGTGCGAGATGGTTTTTAGTATTGCTGATTTGTTCAGCTAATAACTCTTGCTTTTGCGTTAGTAAAACGGTATTGGATGGGTCAAATTTTAAAGCCTTGTTTACAGCACTAAGCTCTGTTTGGGTGGCTTTAGATGATTTTTCAATATCTTCAATTGATTTGTTTAGGTCTGTTGTATCACCGCTAAGCGCAACGGTAATGCCTTTAATAGCTGAACCCATATCTTTCCTCCAATCCGTTATATTTTTTCATAAACTCAATGTAGCGTTCTTTGTTAATCTCGCCATTTTCATATTCTTTTTGAATAATTGGCAAAATTCCTTTGAGTTTACTATAATTTTTTTCTTCTCTGTGTAAATCTTCGTTTTTTCGTAATTTGTTATTGATAATACAAAAATCAATAATAAAACCGAGTGAAAGTTTAGAAAAATCGGCAACAGACAAGCCATTTGCAGTTGCATAAGCTAAAAGCTCTGCCGCTGTAAAATAATATTTTGGCTCTTGTCCGCTGCCGTTTTTTAGTTTTTTGAGGTAGGCTTAATATCGTTGTTAATAAGCTCCATAGCCTCTTTTGATGCACCAAAAAGTCCATTTGTGCTAAACTGAGCCGACCAATTAAATATATCAGCAATTGAGTTATCTGCCGTCTTTGCAGTCGCCCAAATAATACGACATATCGTAATCAGCGGAATATCTGTAGAATTCTTAGTTTTTTGAATTTCCTCCAAATCCTGCAAAAATCTTCTGCCTTTGAAGGTATCTTCATATATCAAAATTGTTGAGCCGTTTGCAGCAATCTTGACTGTTTTATCATCAATTTTAATTTCCTTGCAAGCCATCGATTAGTCCTCCAGCGATGTTGATGTTATCTCTGTAGGTATTGTAACCGTAGTTGGTAGAGTGTCCGCATAATCTGTGACAACGACAAATTTATTTTCGGGAAGCGGAACAGATGAAATTGAAAATTCAGGGAATTCAGGGTCAAAAGAGCCTTCAGATGTTTTTGACTTTTTGCTGTTTCTGTTGGAAGCGGTGCAACAAAAATATGTATCAATCGCATATTTCTTTGAACCGTTGAAAAGTTCTTTTGCAACAACAAGCGCAAATCTGGGACTTTCTTTAATCTCGGCTGTTTCAAGAACACTTCCGTTTGATAGAATTTTCTTGTTAAACCAGTCGCCTTGAACATCGTCGATAATGTCAAGCAATATTAGTGTAATGTTATAGCCGTCATTGCCGATAGCCTGAACGACGGGGCGACCGTCAGCATAAATTTTTATTGTATCGCCGTTTGGCTCTGCTGTGATTTCTCTGCCGCCTGCCTCTTCTGATTTAAACCATTTAATTTTGTCATAGCTGATTTTTCCATCAGATTCGGTTAACATAGCATATCCAACTTTAGCAATTGTAGTTTCCATAAATTAACTCCTTATTTTTTATATGTTTTATTGCCGCCACCAGCGGACTGTGATGTTTGTATGATTTTTTTAATGCCTTCCACATATTCGGATTTTACCGTTTCGGCAGCTGGCTGAATATGTACTTGTGCCGCAACTTTTCCTTTGTGATTTCGTTTTACGTGGGATTTTTCAAGAAGATGTGTTCTTCGATAGTGCTTTTGATTGTAAACTGTTTTTTCATAAACACTAAAAGTATTCTCAGTAACTTTAATTTTCCATCTTTTTGAATATTCTTTAGTGCGTTTAGGACTTGCATTTTCAATAAGATTTTTGAGTTGTTCAGCTTTTTCATCTGTAAGCTCAATAATCCCATATTGAATATCCACCGTCCAATTATTCAATATGCCTACGATAGACGATGAGATTTCATTTGGCTTGATTTTTTCACTACTCATTAAAAATCAACTCAAATTCATAAACCGTTTCATAGTAATTTTCAGACTCAACGAATGCACGTTCAGTCTTTTTTGCATAGATTTTTTGAGATTTAAACCACGTTTCAATTACCGATTCGCTCACGATATCGTTCTTGTCTGTGTAAAGCTCAACCGCCATTTTTGTCATAGTCAAAATAGGCTTGCCATCAGCAAATAAGCTGCTTTCGCTAGACCTAAAATAACAAGCGTATGGGGGAGAGATAGACTTTTTATATTCAGCCTCGGCAACAGCAAGACCGCAATTTTTTATAGCGGTTTTAAAATCATTGTAACTTTTAAATTCCATCGTCCTCACCTCTAAATAATCCCCGCTGTGAAAGACTTAAAACTGTACAAGGTGGGTTTGTATCAGGCATTTGCTGAATTTGCTCAATTTTGTAACGAGTTTTGTTAATTACCGCTGCATTTTGACTGTCAATTTCTAAATTCTTATGAATATGAATTACTAAATCAAGTTCTATGTCATTTTGCCTTGCGGCATAATAGCGTTTAACACCAACAGTACGATTGCCAAAACGAAATTGATTTACAGAATTACGAATTATAACGTCATCTTCATCTGTTTCATAAATATCAACAATTCCATCGTTGAAAGTTAAAAAATCAATCGGTGTTTTGATTTTCATATTCTGCAACCTCATATTCCTGTCTAAGCGTTAAAAGCTCTGATTTGTAATTTATATCAAACATTTCAGCCGCATTGCTGTACGCATAACGACAGAAATTGAAAAGTAAATATCTAGCCCTCGTTGCGCTTTCAAAATCACTATCAGTCAAAAGCGGATTGAAAGATTTGAGGTGCTGTTTGCCATCTTCGATGATAATTTTTAATTTTTCGTCCTCGGAAGTAATATCCGCTGTTATATCAAGTATTAATTTAATATCATCTAATAAATACAATTTCAGCACCTCAAATTAATTTTTTAAGTTGTAGCGTTTTCGAGTGTTACGTTAAGTTTAAGAGCCTCGAGCTTTGAAATGTCAAGATATAGAAAATCGTGACTGTCTTTTGCTCTGCCTGTTGCAAAAATCTTGATTGTGTACATTCTCTCATCTTCCAAGAAATGATAAGAGTCGTCATACTCAACCTTGCCTTCTTTGCCTGTTGAAAGACACGCAACATATCTTTCCAAAATTCCGAGAATTGCAGTTCCCTCATCAACCATCTCAGACTGATAAACGACTGTTGGGAATGGGAAAATATTATTTTTATAGCTGCCGTCTGTTGCAAGTACTGTTGTGGCAGGGATAACCTTGCCAATGTAATCAACCGGCGAAACAATGAGTGCTACGGCAGGCACAATTCGAGATTTGCCGCTGTCGTTTTTGGATAGCTTTGCAACAGCCTCGCAATATTTGTCAACTGCAAAACTTGTAAGCTTTGTCTTGTCCTTATCAGGATAAACACCTTCAGTAACAGCGCCCTTGATGTCCTTGCACATACCGATGGGCATATCCTTGCCTGTACCCTTGATAAAGCCATATTCAAGACCATATGCCGCTGCATCGGCAAGAATTGTACGAATGTAAGCATCAATATAAGATGCTCCAAGATCAAGAATATCCTTGGGAACAGGAATGAACGCACTCAATTTGTTTGTGCCAAATTCGAGTGTGTGAATACTCTCGCTAAGCTCTTCTGTGATAGCAGAAGTAATCTTGCCCCAAGCAGACATCTTTTGCGTATCGTCAGAGTAAATCCATTTGACAGAACCATATGTATTTTGAATGTTCAGGGCATTTAACAATGGGTGATTCTGTTCAATGTCGGTAATTACTGTATCAATGACAGTTTGCGGAATTGTAAGCTCGGGATTTTTAAGAGCCTGTTTAGGGTCAGTTGATTTCATTGCTGTAATCAACTTGTTATAATATTCGTTTTCTGAGCTTGTCAGCTGACGAATACCTCTGCGAGTGAGAATTGCCGAATCAGATGATGCCTTGATTTCGTTTGCGGTATCAATCAAACTTTGCTGAATGCTTGTTGAATACTCGTCAAAGGCCTTTGCAAGTGCCTCCTCATCTTTGCTGTCAAGAGCTGCCTTGAATTTCTGCGCAAATTCTCTTCTCTGCTGTAAAATAAAATCTTTATTTTTCATTTTGGTTCTCCTTATAAAAGTTTTTTTGATTTCATAATATCATTGAGCCATTCATATTTATCTTGCTGATTTTTTGGCTCTGGCTCTTTGTTTTTTGGCTCTGGTGAAGCTGGTGTTTTTGCATTTGACTGCAAATGTTGTGCAGCTGCTTTTACAGCTGGATTGTGCTTTTGCTTTGCTTGCTCAAGAATTTCAACGCTATTTGAAATATCGATTGGATTTGCAATTTCATCACAAAATCCATATTCAAATGCCTGCTCAGCGGTCAGGAATGTTTCCGCATCAAGCAGCTTTGTTAGATTTTCTTTGTCAATTTTGCTGGATTTTGCAAGATATGTATTGCAGCTTGCTTCATTGATTGTGTCCAAATCATCTGCCGCTTTTCTGAGCTGTTCAGAATTGCCGGAGGCACAAGTCCAAGCGTTGTGAATCATCATAGTTGTGTTACTAGGCATAACGATTTTATCGCCACACATCGCAATCACAGAAGCGATTGAATAAGCAAAAGCATCGACATAAACAGTCTTAAATGCTGTTGAGCGTTTAAGAATATTGAATATTGCAATTCCTTCAGAAACATAACCACCGCAGGAATTAATGTAAATGTTAATAGCATCGACATTGCCTGCATCGTCAAGAGCTTTTCTGACATAATTTGCAGATGTTGTACTTTCAACGAGCTCGCCTGTCCACCAATCAAAATAATCAGCTTCAATTTCTCCGTATAAGTACAATTCAAGCGTTCTAAGCTCGCCAGCTTGCTTTATTTCAAAATTTTTTCTTAACATCAAGTTTCACCACCTTCCGCTGCTAAATATGCAGTTTGATAATTTTTAGTCATATAATGGTCCGTTGCCCATTCATCTGTATCTGCAATCATACCGCAATACCTCTGAGCCTGCGCAGGGGAGAGAACTCCGCAAGCTATAGACTTATCAATATTATTTGCTGACGAGATTGCATCAATATGTCTAACGTATGTTGTATCGATTAAAATATAATTGCCTTTTATAAATTCACTTTCACCATAGCGTTTTTTAGTGATTTCCTGTTCCAGCATATACGCAAGAGGGTCAATTGCATTTGCAATGAAAGTGTCTATAGAATCGCTTAACTGCGAGGCGGTCCCCCCAATTATTGCCGGTGGTACGTGAAATGCATTGCCGACTGCTGAATAAATTTCAGAACGCAACTTTTGCAAATCATTAATTTCATTATTTGTAGTTTTATTTGATTCGACTGTTGGTTCTGAATATGCATAGCCGCTAAAAAGTGGCAATACTGCGTTTTGTTCTTTGAAATATTCCGCAAAGCGTTTTTGCATTAAGTCATCAAATGTTTTTTGAAAGTCGACTGAATTGGTCGCCATATTGTCAATTGTCAAAATTCCTTTATGGCCTACAGCTTTGTTATAACGACTTTCAGCAGAAGTCATAAGTGCTTCATATGACTTGCACATTTGGGCTAAAATGCCTGAAATTGCAACATTGTTATATTTTAAATAAATTACATCTTTTTCTGAAAAAGTCCGCTGAAAAGTCATATTGCGACAACTGACAGATGAAAAAACATCATCATATAATGCATATTCAGTTTTATTAAAACCGTCAGCAACTATTAACTGATTATCAGAACTTTCAACTATTAGTGCCTCATTTTTAAAAATTAATTTCGATACAAAATCGGCTACAAATTCCGCTTTAGTTTGATGTTTGTTGGGTGCATAATTCCAAAGATAATATTCGCTTGTCCGAGTTGGGGAACGGTTACTCAATGTAACAAACTCACATTTTGCGAGAGAACGAGCAATCAGACTAATCGTTGTAAACAGCGCAGTTTCAGTTATATTAAATTTTGAGGCTTCATACTTTGCATAGTATTTTTCAAAATCTTCTGAACTGATTTCTATGCTGCTTTTTCCTGTTAGTCTACTCTTTACCCATTCTGTAAATTTCATTTATTCACCGCCTCTCGCATATAATTAATAGCTGTAAACTTTTAACACCTGATTCACTTTGTCCATTGTGAGCGGTGCAAGTCTTTTGATTTTTTCTTTTTGCGTATATGCCGCTGCAAAAGCCATAAATCCATCAGTCTTGCGACTTCGTGGCTCAATTTTTCCGTAAATAATATTGCCTTTGCCGTCATATGTGACTTTTGTATTGTTAGTGTACCAACGCATTAATGAATTTTCGCCCCAAATGATACGCTGATTTTGAAAATCACTCGAAATACTAGGGGCAATCTTCATCAAATCAGACGGACGAACTAGCCAAAGATTGTTATTGCCCTCTTTTTTATTGCAGTCAAATCCAATACTTTCAAGTGGATTTTTGAGCAACGTATATCTATAATTGTCAAGACCGCCTGCAACGATATTGTATTGATTTTTCATTTTTGCAAGCCAGTCAATGGGCATCTCAGGTGGAATTTCTACACCCGGCACAATAGTCAATAGCCCTTTTTCTGCTGCGGCTTTGACAGGATATCGAATACGGCTTAAATCTCTGCAACTTTCACATACCCACGAATGGGATATCCAATAAATTTTGTTATCGACCTCAAACAATAATCCTGCACATAAAAAATCGTGAATTTTGGTGTAGTCCATTCCAAACACGCAGGTTTTGCCCTCAAGGTTTGGAATAGGCTTATTTGTAGCTAATATATTTTTCCATTCCGTGACAGGCTCACAAGTTGAACCTTGCGGAATGTTCATTCTTTTTGTCATAAAATCGGCATTGCCGAGATGGTCACGTTTCCATTCCCTATATTCTTTATTAAGAGTTCTTTGCAGTTCAGGGAAATACTGCAAGGATGGGTTAGCTTTGTACCAATTTAAATGGTCGTCAACCTCATTTTTGTTGTCCAATCTGCAAATAAATGGCAACATTCCGTTGTCATCAATTTCACCATTTAAAATTTGCAAAGCATCTTGAAATATGTTATCTAAGGGACCGTCACGAACATCGCCCATTGTGGTAGTAATAGTTGTTCGTGGCATTGCTTTTTTGCCAAGTCCAGTTTTAAAAACTTTGATTAAATCGTAATTTTCGTAAGCGTGGTACTCATCAAAATCAATCTTACCCGGTCGACCGCCGTCCGCTGTTTTTGAATTTGATGTGCGAAAACGTAATCTTGACCTAGTTTTAATATTTTCAATTTTTTCTTTTGTCCATCTGAAATGTTTTGATAGCTTAGTTTTATGAGATTCAAGGACATTGTAAACATCATCAAAAGACGTTTTTGCTTGGTCTTCTGAGGTTGCGCAAATGTCAATGTAATATTCTTTAATTCCATTGACCGGTGTTAGTAGTGAAAAATCTTCAAAAGCGAGATATCCATTTTTTCCGCTGCCACGTCCTACAACAATAAGCAAATCAGGCCATCTAAGAATACCCGGTGATACATACGTGCAATTATGTAGTGCAAAACAAAATTTCTCCCAAGGGAAAAGCTCAAAATCAAAATATTTTTGTAAATTCAGATACTTTTCAAGCTGTTCTTCATCAACATAAATACTCTCGTCTTTAAAGCATTTTTCAACGTATTTTATAAGAGCAATTTGCTCTTTACAAACTCTATGTTCTCCCGAATTTACAAGGTCGATATATTCTTGTATGTGCCTGTTCATCAAAGTTCATCATCTAAATCTGATACGCATTTATCTGTCGTTAACCCCAATTTTTCAAGTATTGCGAGCATTTGGCGATTTGCTCCCATAAGCTCTTTTGTGGATGGATTGTTTTTCATCATTTTTATTCCAACTGCTGAATAATCTTCATAGACTACACCACGCTTTTTTATGTCTTTTATTAGTGCAGTTTTGACCTCCCAAAATCTTCCGTAATCGTCAATTAAATCCAAATAGCAGGCAATATCTGCTCCTTTTTTTGCTAATTGTTCTTTTAACGAATTTAATACATCTGTTTTTTTAATCATCTACATTATTTCAACTCACTTAAAAAATAATGTTTATAAAATTCATACAATTCTGAATTTCTTTCAAAGCTGAATTGTTCCATATTCGGATTTTCATTCAAATTTGAGCTTGTTTCGATTACGAATTTTCCGTTTTTTGTATCAAAAAGTAAGATTTTTGAATGGTTGTTTTTAACAATTATTTGCCAATTATTGTTCTCACAAACTGATTTTAAATCATCGTAATATCGATAAGATTTCCCGACTATTGAATCGTTTTTCATAATACTTCCGACAATAAAAATTACGTTGTCTATTTTGCTTGCTGTTTAAGAACATCTAAAACTTGCAAATGCTTTCGACCAACCCGAAGTGTAGATACAATCAAGCTATTTATATGTGTGCGCTCTGCGATAAATTTAACAAATCCAATTGAACTAAATCCGCCAGATGATATATATTTTCTGACTTCATTGTCAGGCAAATCAGGGTCAAGCTCTTCAATTCTTTGCAATTCTGCGATTATGTGAAATTTGTATCTTTTTTTGTCAAGTTTTATAATTTCGTTGTTCACAAAAAAATTCCTCACGTGCGCGCGAAGCTGGACTGTCTACCCTGTCGCCGTTATCCAAAGGCCAAAAATTTTTTCGATTTTTGACCGGGGGGGATATATTACCATCGCTCTTCATTGATTTCGTTTGCTTTGTGATGTTCGTCATAATGGCAATCGTCACATAGCAATTCAAGATTATCAAAATTCAACGCAAGCTCAGGGTACTTGCGCAAATACTTCTTGTGATGCACAACCATTCCTCGACTATGTTTGCCTTTGGCTCGACAGCGTTCACACTCATAATGTTCAGCTCTGCGTTTGCGTTCTCTGATTTCATTCCATTGTTTTGTATTGTAAAACGGAGATGTATCACCACTCCTGATTAATTCTCTAATCCATTCAAGTGTGATTTGTTTGTTTATCATATACAAATTTTACAACAAAAAATAATGCGATTAGTGACAACAATTAGTCAATAATCTCCTCAATTGGGGCTATATTCAGCCCACGATGTAGGGCACAAAGCTGCCTTGCCTCTTTGAGCCAACGCCACACGGTCCGTTTGTCTACGTAGTTTGACATAGCAAACGATAATGCTCTACTGTCGATTTCGCCTTTTTTGAGTGGTCTTTTAGGTTCTACAAAATAAATTGCCTCAATTGCTTTGCAAATATAATTTTTGCCGCTGCTGTCTAAATCTTTCATTGTCTGATACACAGCAATCAAATCTAACTTAACCGCAATTGTTGTGCGTTCATCAACAATATGCATTGATGATATTTCACTTTCAGTTGGGCAATGCAATGCAGCGTACAATCTGAATGCAGCTGTTATGTAATCTCTCGTTGAATCTTTTTTCAAATCTATTCCTTCTTTCGCATAAACACGGACAAATGCCAAGTGTCATAATCTTCGTTGTAATCTGCTGTTGCATCGACAAAGCGATAACCTTTGTATCGTTTTTCCCAATATTCTTTATCGTCAATTCTTTCTTTGCACAATTTTTCAAGATAGCGTGCAGAGAATACATCATCTTTGATTTTCGGTTCTCTTAATTTTAAATTGCGGCTCGGTGTATATCGTTTTCGATTTTCCGGCAAAAGCTCGTTTGTCCATTCCTTGCAAAAATAAATTGCAAGTGGTTCATAGCCGTGTTCGTTAGACTGCAACTCTTCAACTCGTTTGATGTCACCGTGTCCCCACATTTTTTTTATTGTCTTTCGGTCAATCCCACCACTCATAACAATGTGAAAATGCCAACGTGCTACTCCTGTTCTTTTGCTGACGGTACATTCTATCACATAGATATATTTTAATTCAGGTAGATTGTTTTTATTTCGCAATCTGCGAATTCGTTTTAAAAAATTGTTGATGTCGTTTTTAAATTCTTTATAGCTTGACGGCATCTCGTCATCTCTGTATGTAAACGTGCAGTAATAATCTTTTTCATCTTCAAAATTTTCATCAAGTAGCCTTCGCAATTTTTTTCTTGCGTTCTCATCGTTTAACTTCTTCTGAACTGCACGGCTTATTTTTTTCTTTTTGCCTCTAGTGTAAACTCTGCCATTTTTGGTTGTTGCGTAAAAAACAGGCTCTAAGGTTTTTCCTGCGTAGATTAATTTTTCTCTTATGTGTTGCATAAAAATTTCACACTTCCTACACGAGGGGACAAAAGAGGGAAGGCTTTCCCCCTTTTTTCCCCTTGACCCCCTTTTTTCCCTCTTCTGTTACCCGACTATTTTTTATTTTAGATTTTCCTATCAGGACGGCTACAAATATAATATCCAATACCAGCCCTAAAGCGGCAGGTCGCCGCAAGAGGTTTTTTGAGGTTTAGCTATGATTATAAGCACATACTATAATGGTATGTGCTTTGATTTATTTTGCAGAGCCGTCCGTGCACGGCTCAGAATTGCAAGATATTTAATTGTGTGTTATATAATTTTTTAACGACTACGGTTGTTTATTATCGTTTTTATAATAAAGACCGCACGGAGTCATTATTATTAAATTTAATTAAAAGCCTACAACATCTACATTCAAATAATTGCAAATGCATTTTGCAGCTGCTTGCCATCCATAACAGACTACAGCTGCATAGCCATAGCGTTTTAAATTATTAAGCCACGTTATTTGATTTTTTGTAGGCCTGTTGTTGCCGCATTTTAGTTCTATGTATAAACCGTGATAATCACCGCTCGAAACAGGGAGGCAAAGGTCAGGCACACCAGAGCGAACCCCTTGACGTTTTAATGCCGCTGCCTCTCGTTCGTTTCTTTTTCCACCGTTCGGGATATGATATAACATATCAACAGCAGGAATAAATGAACGTGCAAACGCAACCCATTTGAACAGTTTAGCTTGTTCGTCAGCCTCGTGTTGAATTTTCTTCTGCATTGTTTTCAATCTCCCGATTTTTGTTTATAAGTGTTAGATTGCTTAATTCATAAAGATTTTCAAGTTGTTTAACAAATTTTTCATCTATAACCCTATAGGGGCTAACAAGCGCATAAAGTAGTAATCCGATTTTGATTGCAAATATAGTGTCACCGCTAGCTGTTTTTCTAGTATAAATATCAACTTCACTTTCTTTCATATCAGCAAACGGAGCTAGATATTCACTTCTTAGAAATAGCAAGCCTTCTTCGGTCATAACCGGAATAAGCAATCCACCACCGTCAACGATAAGCTGAATATCAAGTCGCTCAACTCTTGTGTCAGTAACATCTACGTCATTCAAATTCAAATTGCTAGGCAATTTGTTTTCAAATATAAATGAAATGCTGTCACGCTGCTTGTCGGTTATGTCATATAGCTTGCATATGTTGTTACCGCTCAAAATTGGAACATCTAAAAGTGGATATATAGCAAAGCTGTCAGAAATCCATTGCATATCATTGTCCTCATCATAATAAAGCCTGAATTTTTTATTACGCTTGCAAATATCCATTATTTTTTTAGTTTTCACATAATCTCCTCCTTACTGCCCTTGAGAAATTTTTTAATTTTTTCGTAACATTCAGGACATAAATGAACCTTTTTTGTATCAATACGTGAATCAAGTTCTTGTACTGTTAATGACATTGCTTGGTCCCATTTACATACGTTTCCACAAACGTCACATTGTATTACATATGCCATTTTTATAAATCACTCCTCGTCCATTTTTGCACCGCAGTTGGGGCAAAATTTATAATTTTGCGGAATCCAACGAATACGACAATTACATTCAGAACATCTGCCATAATCGCCTTGACAGTTTTCTTTATTCCACGTTCCATATGTCGTTTCTCGCTCTCTAAGCTCGTCAAAATATTGCTTTGAGAACATTCGTACAACGTAATTATCATATTTAAAACAATAATTATGCTTTTTTAGATACCAAATTATGAATTTTATAATCATTCCGTTTACTCCTTGTTGTCGTGACCTTTGCAACCTGTCTGATAATCAAAGTTGTCACAATCACCCAATGGCAAAACTCTTCTGCCCATATCAAGCTGGGATTGAAAAAAGTCTATAACTTCTTTTTCTGTGCTTAAAGTTTTCTCATTGACAGTAATGTTGCCAACAAAATTTTTGGCATACTTCATTGAGCCTGCTATGTTAACACACATATGTATCATTTCTGCTCACGCTCCTTTATTAATGCCTTTTCCGCTTCTTCTCGTGTCAGGAATACGGTTTTGCCAAAATCGTCGGTATAGCAAAACATACCACCTGAATTAAAGAACTGAACACGAACCATATGACTGTACTTAACAAAACACTCCACTTGAAGTTTTAATATTTTTCTTAAACACTTCATATATACTATGTCCAAAGGTTGACACGGCAACTCAATAAACTTCGTGCGGTCTTTGAAACAACTATATCTTGTTTCAACGTCATCAATTAATTCGCCTGTGTTTTCGTTTAAGTCCATACAAAACGTAATGCGAGAATAACAATGTTCATAAAATAGACAATCTTTACAATAGCTCATTTTGATACCTCAAAAAGTTCTGGGTCGTCGTGAGTGAACATTGCTACAAATTCGTCAAAGTATGCCCAACAGACAACATCATTGGAAAAATGACGACTATGTGCTGCCTTTTTATCCGACATTATGTCTAAACAATTAAACATCTTGTGAACATCTGAATACATAACATTTGCGACATTATAAATGCTACCGTGCGTAGAATTAACAGCAATAACCTCACACGACCTTTCAGGCAATTCTTCGCTTGCCTTATGCCACTTGATTTTTGTTTCAATCATTACTTTTATTCCTCCTGCAATTTTTTTAAAACATCAAAAAGTTCATCGTTTATTTCATCTTGATTGCTTAATATTTCATTTTGATGATTTATATTATCTGAAATACTATTTTGTAATACTGCTTTTTGACAGTCTATGATGATATTCATACCTAAAACAATACATATTAAAATAAAAATTATAACGACTAAAACAGATTTAATCTTATCTAACATTTGATTTGCTCCTTAATCTTCTCAACTCCGCTTGCCGTGCCAAGCGGATATATTAAAAGAAGGTTCAATGTATTCAGAAAAAGAATTTATTTATCAAAAAGGTAGACAATTTATGTTCTTATGTATAATAAAATTGCACGGAATCTTATTAACTATTAAAATGTGACTGCTATATTCAGCACAGCAGCGGCAATCCAATAGACTGTCATTTTAAAATCTTTGTTAATGCCATACACAACAGCAGCGCCCAAATCCAACGCTATCAGCAAAAGAGGGAATATGTGTGTGATTTTCATTCAATATTATTCCTTTCCTTCCAAATTCCGATAATGTCCTCATATTCTTCGTCTTGAAAGTCTAAGCCGATTTTATGTAAATCTCGGTCGATATGCTCCCAAAACACTTCATCATCTTTATGCTCTTTTATAAGCGTTTCAACAGAATCGACCAATTTACTAATTTTTCCTGCTCCAAATTTAAAATCGCAATTTAGAATATATGCAATGACTTTGAAAAAACGAAGATTATTTGCATCTTGAATTTGGTCGCAATATTCAATGCAGGCTTTCCGCTGCTGATTATTTAATATGTGTTTGGGTGGTATTCTAGCTTTCATTATTTCACCTCAAAATAAACTTATTTGTTCGCCTTTTACGATTTTAATATCAATTTTTCTGCGTTTTGGCTCTGCAACCACAAAATCATTCTTGCGGACGTTAAACGCATCGCCTAAATAAATTGTTTTTGGATAATTTGCAATAGTGGTTTTAATTGCATATTTGTCAATCTCAGTTGCATAATAGTTAGTGATTTTTGCCCCGAGCTTGTCCAGTGCAATGTGACCGCAGGACATTCCATCGTACATACTCAAAATCTCAAATTCTGATTGTTTGAAATTCGGAATATGTGAAAGTATGTGAGCTATAACATCAATAGTCCAACCATTGCCCAGCATTTTATAATTTTGCGTTTTTGCACACGGCATTTTATAGCCGTCAGGGACCGTTTGCAGTCGTTTGCACTCTAACACAGTCAATTTCCGAATGATATAAAATCCGTCAGTCAGCTTTATAGGATATGTTTTGTCGTGAATTGTAATTAATCCGTTTTTGACTTCATACACATTATTTTGACAATCACTATTCTCTTTAACAGCATACAGTCCTGTGTTAGCTCCCAAACCACCGCTACTGCCGCAAAGCGTTATGCTCTTAGCCTCACTAGAATAAATCCTATATCCTTGCGAGATAAATTTTTGATTTTTATCGTTATTTTCAATTGTGCCAATTCTGACAGGTTCAGCTACGTTATTATCTTTTTGAACAGTTGTAAGTGCGTTTGTTTTGCCGTCCGTGCGTGATTCATAAAATTGAGCGGTTTCGGAATTTTCAATTTTTTTAGAGCGACTTCCACTTTCAAGATATCGCCCACGTTGAGCAATGCAGGCAGGCTCTGCAACCATATTTCGTTGCTTTCGTTCGATTGTATTCCACGCACAAGCTTGATTTATGCCGGTCGTTAAACAATACGACTTTTCATTTTGCGTTAAATCTTGACCGCTTTCTAAAATATCTTTCAGCAAAATGCCTTTGTCGTTTGGCTGTTTCACGTTTGGAATATTTGTCCAATATAATCTTTTACGATTTTGTGCAGAAACGAGAGCGGAATTAATCATTATAGGCTCAACTCCGAGCTGTTTTGTGATTTCGCTTTTGATTTTATCGTCCATTGAGTAATTATTTTCGTAAAGGAAATAATCAGGCTTGTACTTTTCTTTTGCAATAAGATAATTTTTGAAAAGTTCCCAACCCATTCCGCTCGGTTCGGTTTCTCTGTTCTTAGACTGAGCTATGCTCCAATATGTGCAAGGACTGCCACCCAAAAGCAATTTAATCGCTTTCATTAAAAAAGTCCTCGCTGTTAAATAGATTGAGCTGTTGCCCTGCTGCACAAATTTCCTTGCAATTCTTAACCATTTGATTAAAATATGACGGCTTTAATTCCGCTGCGATTGCTCTGCGGTGTTGCTCTAAAGCAATATATGGCTCTGAACCTATGCCGCCAAATGGTGAAAAGACAATCTCATTTGGGTTGCTCCATAATTTTACCGCTCTTCTGATAACCTCAAGCTGTAAAGGGCAGATGTGCTTTTCATCTTTTCCGTCTTTTGCGGTTTTAACATTCAAAACGTCCGTCCTTCTTATGTCAAACCAAACAGGAGAGGCATACCGCTGCCACATTTCAAGGTCAATTATCTGCTCCGGTGAACCGCCCTTGTGTTCTGCATCATCTTCAGATTTATAATGCCTAATTGGTTTGGTTTCGCCCTCGTCCCATTTTTTAAATAAAACGAGATATTCGGGCATTCCTATGCCTGTGCAGCTTGCATCTCGTTGTAATTGACAGTACAGCAATCTTTGCGTTTTCGTTTTTTGCATTTCAAGTACTGGGTCAGTCCATATTACAATCTCTGAATGATATTGAAATCCGAACTTTTCAAAGTGCCTTATAATTTCACCACGAAAATCAATCCAACCGCTAACACCGTCACGTCCCTTATATTTCACGATTTGCTTGCAATGTACAGCACATAATCTGTTGTTCATCAAAATGCGGTGCAGTTCGGGAATGAGATAGTCAAACTGTTCAAAAAATTCATCAATATTCTTGCAATTGCCCATATCTCGCAAATCATCACTATAAATGTATAGATTTGCAAAAGGTGGACTAAATATTTCAAAATGTACGCTATTGTTCGGAATCGATTTTGCAACATCTATGCAATCGCCATTGTATAGTGCGAATTTATCAGTAAGACAGGGTTGTAATTTATCATTCATATGTAAACACCTCCCGAATATTCAGGGTAGTATCGTTGTGTTTCATTCAAAACACTCAAATATTTGTTTATATGTTTGTTATATCTGCCGCTTTCTTTTGCGTTTTTTATAATTCTTCTAATTTGTGATGTCGGACGTTCTAGTGCATCTGATATATTTCTTATACTGTCGTTACGATAATGATATATGCATACTAGAAACTCTGTGTCAGTTGTCAACGGTCTGCTTTTATATTTTGGCTTTGATTTAGATTTTGCGCTTTTGCTAGTCATTTTTTCACGCTCCTCTCAGCCATTGCGGCATATCATATGTGCGTTTTGTCAAATCTAGTGTAAATGCCGAATTTTTGCCGCTGAGTTGATATTCACGCATAGCATCAGCCATTGAGGTTTGCATATTTGATTTCATATCTGCCTTGCGGTTGATTGTGTCTAAAATGTTTTGCTCAGTCTGTCCGAGAACACGATAAATATTGACCTCATTTTTTTGCCCGAAACGGTAAAATCTGCGTACAGCTTGATAATATTTTTCAAAACTGTAGTCCATACCGCAAAAAACTGAGTTGTGGCAGTTCTGAAAATTCAAGCCATAGCCAAAAATTGAGGCTTTGCTTATCAGCACTCGACAATCGCCATTTACAAAGCTCATTGCGGCATTTTCTTTTTTCTGTGCCGTATCGCTGCCCCTGACCTCCAATGCATCAGGAAGTAGCTTTTTCAGTTCGTCTGCCTCAGAGTTTGTGCCGCACCAAACAACGAATTGCTCGTTTGAACTGTTTACAATTTCAGCTGTTTTTGAACATCTCATACTTTGCGTGCGCCTACGTTCTTTGTGATACCCTGTTGCAGATGTTTCAATATGCCTTGCAATGTCCATTAATGCCGTGTCAGCCGTTGAAGTATCGACAAGTACATCAATTTCATTTAAATTTGGAAGGTTATAACCCTCATCAGAGTAGCCAATATCGGACGGCTTGCTGATACATACTGCCCAGCTTGCAACCCATTGCCAAAAATCTCGCTCTGCGTGTTTTTTCAGTCGATATGTTCCCATTGTCGATTGGTCCGCAATAAACCAAATCGCTAGTGCCTCATTTGATTTCATAATATCTAAAAACTCAGCGTGATTGAGCAATTCCATAAGGTCATTAGGTGCAGGAGTTGCGGTGCAGGCGAGCTTGAACGGATAGCCTTTGAATTTTTCAACAATCATTCGCTTTGTTGTACCCATATAACTTTTTAAAATTGAGCTTTCGTCAAGCACAACACCGCCAAAGGCTTTTGTATCAAATTTATCTAGCTTTTCATAGTTTGTTATGTTAATGCCTTTTTTAACGTCTGCTTGATTTTCGCATATATTGACCTCAATGCCGAATTTTGCACCCTCTAAGCGTGTTTGAGGGGCAACAGCTAGGGGAGAAACAACTATGACGGGCTTATTTATATGTTTCGCAACCTCGTCAGCGTACATTAATTGCTGTAAGGTCTTGCCAAGTCCACAATCTTCAAAAAGAGCTGCACGTCCTCTGCTGAGAGCCTGACTTGTGACGTGCTTTTGCCAATCGAAAGCGGCAGAATTTAAAGTGTTTTCAGCCACATCAAAGCCGGTCGGAAGGGTGCGAACCTCTTTTCTTTTCAAAAAAGTTTCATAATTCATTTGCATTTTTCCAACTTTCGTGTTAAAATAAAAATAAGGTTAATACCAAGATACCTTTCTTGCCGTTGCAGAAGTGCAGTTCTGTAACGGCTTTTTTCTATTCATAACAAGTCACCTCGGGCTTGATTTTAGCTACAACAGTAATATGCTGCTCACGAGGGCTGCTGTGTTTGATTGATTTAACAAAACGCTTGATAAATCTTGCAGTCTTAATTGCTAATGGTAATTCAACTTCTCTGTTGCGGAGCTTCTGAGCGGCAAGCTGAATATGATATACGTCAACATCACCCTTTGCAGTAATTTTTCCGTTTTTGAATTTAACTGTTATCTTTTTATTCATCTTAATTCTCTCCTTTTCCTAAATATGTACATTTAAAACCTGTCCCTGCTTGCTCTGAGCTGGGGCATTTTTTACAACAATAAACACATATATGTTTGCCGTATGCTTTTTGCACGTTTGAACGTGGACATTTACGAATTTGTAAATCTTCATATGTGTTTTTACATTTGCCGCATTTTTTCATTGTGAATTTCCTCGACAATTAAATCTTTCTAAGATTTTTGTAATTACCACTAGCATACTTGAAAATTCAGAGCTATCTTCATCAATTCCTGTTTTATCTGCGGTAATAATTAAATTTGTTGCAAGAGTAATTAACAAATCTGCTTTTCTTTTACTGCTCAAGCTAGAATTTCTTGCAATGTTTTCTTCTAGTCTGTCAATCATCATAGCGATAATAGTAGCAAAATCACCGGTTGCCATAGATTTGACTTGTTTACTGTCTGCTTTACTTACAATTATGATGCTACCGCTATTACGATGATAATCTTCAACAATGACTTCTCTGGCATCGTTGGCAATTAATTCAAATGCCGCTAAATTCGCTTTGTCGTTCATTTTTGAACCGTCAATAAAAACACCATTTTCATTCATTGCTGTTCTCCTTGTCCGCTAACGCTTTTTCGTTAGCTTTAATTAAAATATTGTCAAACAAATCTTCCTCGCAAAGCTTATCCACAATGACATTGAATGAATCGTATGGAACGACTCCGGTTTGTTCGTAAATCTCATTTAGCTTGTCCGGCAAGCTGTCTATGATTTCATTAATCATTTCCGCTGCCTTGTCAAATTTATTTTGTGCTGGCATTGTTAGCCTCCTTTTTGTTCTTAGCCTTAATCTCTTTGTATAGCGCTTTGCCATCTGTTAGGTCAATGTCCTTTTCAATCGTGAAAAATCTTGACCTACAATCTGGGTTGTTGCACCGCCTTCGTCTGACAACAAAATCTGTATCGTTTGCAGTTCCAACTACTATTGAATCAGAAAAGCAGTAAGGGCATTGCATAACCGTCACCACCTTATTAAATTTGTATGCCCTGCTTGCGGCAATTGTTTGTGTAGCGTTGAATTGCGTTTGCTGTGGATTTTGCAAAATCAGCGAATGTTTTATCCTCTCTAAATTTGTTCAGAGATGTTTCTTTTTCGCTAATCTCTGCGTAAATCGGTACGCTTTCAACGATTGAGCCGTCAGGACCTCGAATGCCCTCAACTCCAATCTGAGTTTTAACCAGTTTCATTTTTACATCTCCTTTTCTATAATATTATTTTTTTCTATCCCAACAGATTATGATTACTGTGCAACAGATAATAGCTGTAATGATTATTGCAGTCATTTTCTCACCTCGCTTTTGTTATGCCGCTGTTTATGCGGATATCTGAGGATTGCGAGTTCTTCCGAGCAAGTAGTCAACAGAGCAATCAAAAATATCACCCATAAGGATTAACTTCTGAATAGGAATGTTACCTTTATTAATCCAAGAATAGTATGTTTTTCTTTCAACTAATAACTTCTTGCTTAATTCCTCTTGCGTAAGATTTAATCTTTTACGTTCTGCCTCGATGTTTGGATATAATGTTGTTTTCATTAAAAATCACCTCACTATTAATAATTACACTAATTGTGTAACCTTTGACTATATTATATACGCATATTGTGTAAATGTCAAGCAAATAATTAAAAAAATATGCACAAATCGAGTAGATACTTTTTGTGCATATACCCTAAATGTGTATTTTTTTATAAAATCTATTGACAAAATTACTCAAAAGGTGTAATATTATAATGTAAAGAGGAGGTGATTAAAATGTTTGATGACCGTTTAAAAAAATTAAGAGAAGATAAAGGGTTGAATATGAGTCAAGCTGCAAAACAACTTAATTTTTCGTATACAACGTATGTAAGTTACGAAAAAAATGAACGTGAGCCAAACTCTGAAACATTAATAATGCTCGCCGATTTTTTTGAATGTTCAACGGATTATCTAATTGGAAGAAGTCCGAAAGTGAAAATGTTAGATTTTAATGAAAATTATTTAAATTTAAATTCTCACGAAAGGAAAGTTGTAACAGCTTACCGTCAACAACCTAAAATGCAACCGGCAGTTGATAGACTCCTCGGAATTGATGATGAATATGTTTCAGTCCCGATGGCAGCTCGAGCGGAGGACAACAAACCGCTTGATGATACACATATATCCAAAAGCAAACTCAATGAGCTTGCCGCTGCTGACTCAGACGAAAATGACGTTGACCTTTAACCACAAATAAATAAAAAAATCCTCATAGGGTACAATACCCTATGAGGTGGTTTATTTGGATTATGGTAAATATAAAAATGCTAGAAATGCATCGTGGCAATGTCTATTAGATTATAACGTAGATAGCTTGCCTGTTATCGTTTCTGACATAATCAGAAAATCGGATAATATCAAATTGTTAAAAAACAGCAAACATAATATACTTGCTGACGGTGAGAGCGGTCGCACGATTAAAATAAATGACAGCTTTTGCGTTGTTTATCGAGATACTGAAATATCTCGCCGCTGTCGATTTACTATAGCTCACGAATTAGGGCATATCTTTCTAGGTCATTTATTAATAAATGGTTATGAATATAAAACCTTTGCAGAGCGTTCAGACAGCGAGAGCGAGGCTAATATTTTTGCAAGAGATTTGCTTGCGCCTGCCTGCGTGCTCCACGAACTTGGAGCAACAACCGCTGAACAGATTGCAAAGCTCTGCAATATTTCAGCTGAGGCGGCAGGCTACAGAGCAGAACGAATAAAAGAGCTTGAAATTCGTAATGCGTGGTATCTGCATCCGTTAGAACGGCAAGTCCGCAAACAATTTGATGATTTTATAAAAACAAATAGTAGGAGGAAATTATCGTGAAGAAAAAGAAAAACGGAAAGCTAATTGCAGGAATAGTTTTGGCAGCAATAGGTGTGCTTGCTCTGTTGGGCGGTGCAATGAACGGTTTTAGTGGTGGCAATGCAGGCGCAATTGTATTTTGTGTTTTGCTGATTGTTGTGGGTGGTTTGTTTATATTTTTGAGTGTAAAAAATAAGCCCGAGGAAATTAAATACGTGCAACCGCAAACAATTAATACATCTGTTGATGAAATTAAATACGTGCAACCACAAACAATTAATACATCTGTTGAGGAAATTAAAGATGTGCGACCGCAAACAATTAATACATCTGTTGAGAAAATTAAAGACGTGCGACCGCAAACCATTAATGTATCTGTTACTGTTTCTGAAAAGCCAGTAAACAAAGTAAACAAAAATACATATTTAGTGCATTGCTCTGATGATTTTAATGTTGATAATATTGAAAATGTAGTTTGTTCGAATGCTCCATCTTCAAAGCCTAAGAGTGATGAACAGTGCTATAATCGCAATTTTAAAATTGCAGGTGTCACTTTTGGCGATAGACAAGATAATTTATCTATAATAATGTTTACACAAACAGTTAATAAGCCAGTTAATATTTATTTGCAGGAATATAAATATAAAGGTGAGCCTGCAATTATGATTTATGCAAATAATTTAGAGCTTGGCAATATACCTAGCGATAAAGTTAGTTTTTTGCTCGAAAATAAAGATAGACTCAGAGATGTTTACAAACTGTTTATTGACTCTTTTTATGACGATAAAGATTTAGACGAATTTGAAATGCCTAAAGAAAATGCCGTTGAAAAATATTATGCAAAAATAGAAATTAATGTTGTTAAAAAATAACATCAAGGTACAAAAGGACTGTTTTATATGACCTCTACAGCAGAAAAAATGAATTGCGTAATCTATGCACGTTATAGTTCGACAAATCAGAAAGAGCAGAGCATAGAAGGTCAGCTACGCTATTGCCACGACTACGCAGAGCGTTGCGGATATCCCGTTGTGGGTGAATACATAGACCGTGCCCAGAGTGCAAAAACCGATAGGCGACAGTCATTTCAACAAATGATTGCCGATTCTAAAAAAGGACAATTCAATTTTATAATTGTTTGGAAACTTGATAGATTTGCCCGAAATCGCTATGACTCAGCTATTTATAAAAATAAATTAAAAAAGAACGGTGTTAGGGTTATTTCTGCTACCGAGTCGCTCGGTGAAGGCTCTGAGAGTATAATAATTGAAGGCATTTTGGAGGCATATGCTGAATATTATTCAGTTAATCTAGCTGAAAATACTAAGCGAGGTATGGAAGATTCAGCAATGAAAGGTTATGTCACCGGTTCAGCTCCATACGGCTATAAAATAGTTGACAAGAAACTTGCAGTTGACGAGCGGACAGCTCCTGCGGTGCAGCTTGCTTTTGAAATGTACGCAAATGGCAAGACAAAGACAGAAATTGCCGCTGCTCTGAATGAAAAAGGCTACGCTACTAAATATAGTAACAAATGGACGTGCAACAGCTTTAATAATATTTTTGGTAATAGAGTTTACATAGGCGATTATGCCTACAAGGGCGAAATCCCTCGCACAAGTCCTCGTTTGGTTAGTGATGATGTGTTTGAAAAATGCGAGCTAAAACGTGAGCAAGCAAAACGAATGAGGGGCAGAAAGAAAACCGAGGATATTAATTTTGTGTTATCAGGCAAGGTTTTTTGTGGCCATTGCGGAAGTAATATGTTTGGTGATAGCGGTACTTCACGAAACGGCACTAAATATTATTACTACACTTGCCACGCAAAAAAGAAAAAGCATTCAGGTTGTAATAAAAAAAGCGAAAAAAAAGATTTTTTAGAGTGGTATGTTGTTGAGCAAACTGTAAATTATGTTTTAGCACCAAACAGGATTGATTATATCGCTGAAAAGGTAGTTGAAAAATATAATGAAGAGTTTAACAGCAGCGGAATTACTGAATTAGAAAATCGCTTGCAGGCTATTGACCGTGAGCTTGACGGTTGCGCAAATGCTCTGATAGCCTCATCGGTCCCTAGCGTTGCCGAAAAAATCAACCGCAAGGCCGAAAATTTGCAAATTCAAAAAGAAGATATTGAAATTGAGCTTGCAAAAGCGAGAATCTCAAATAAAATCAGACTGACAAAAGAAAACGTGCTTGCGTTTTTAAATAAATTCCGAAACGGTGATTTGTTTGACGAGCAGTACCGACAAGAGATTATAGACGTGTTTATTCATTCAATCTATGTATATGATGATAAAATCGTAATTTATTTTAATCTAGGTAACAGTCAGCAAACATCGTTTATCGAAATGCTTGATGAAACAACCGCAGAGCTAGATGCTTTGTGTTCGGATTGTGTATCTCAAGGGGAGCCAAAAAAGTCCGTAGTTTTCTGCGGACTTTTCTTTTACATATAA